TGTTGCACCCGCAACAGCAGGGGCTTGTAGCGTGACCGAACCGCTTGTGTCGCCAGCAATTACTATTGAACTCATAATTTTTCCTTAAACGACAACCCAGCGTGAGCCGCTGGAAACAGTAACAGATTGACCCGATGCTATGGTGACGGGGCCAGATGACATGGCAGAATACCCTACAGCAACTGTATAACTCACAGCAATAGACTGGCTGTTTACATAGATGCCGTTGCTTGCATTTACAACAGAAGAAGCAAGTTCACCAGTGCTTGGTTTATAAAGTAACTTTGCATTGCCAGTGTAAATTGTGCTTGCCGTACCGCTTGTTGCAGCAGCAAACAATGGGTATAGATTTGTTGCTGTGCTTGTGTCGTTAGACAGAGTTACTGTTCCACCCGCAGTAGCCCATGACAAAGTTCCTGTGCCATTGGTTGACAAGACTTGTGCGCTTGTTCCATCAGCAGCAGGGAGTGTCCAAGTTACATTGGCAGCAATAGTGTCAGGTGCTTTGAATGCCACATAGTTTGTGCCATTGTCAGTATCCTCATACAGCTTGATGTTAGAGCCAGCAGTTGAGTTCCCAAGAACATCTAACGCACCTGTAAATACAGCCGCACCCGTATCACTCAATGTCGCACCAGTAGAGTTCTGAAGCAACTTACCCGTAGTGCTGTCAAAACGAGCAAAAGCGTTATCGGTTGAGGAAGCAGGGCCTACTACATCGCCAGTTCCACTTGCTGTAGAAGCAATAGTTTGATTAGGCCATGTACCCGTAACAGTTACGTTTGTACCCGCAACGATACTAGGAGTTGCTGTTCCTGTTCCACCATTGGCAACAGGGAGCTGACCTGTTACGCCAGTTGTCAGAGGCAAACCAGTCGCATTGGTCAATGTTGCGCTAGTAGGTGTTCCAAGAATAGGTGTTACAAGTGTTGGACTAGTTGCAAAGACCAGTGAGCCTGTGCCAGTTTCATTTGTTACAGCAGCGATTAGGTTTGCACTTGAAGGAGTTGCTAGGAAAGTAGCAACGCCAGTACCAAGACCCGAAACACCTGTACTGATAGGCAAGCCAGTAGCATTAGTTAAAGTGCCAGAAGATGGTGTTCCCAATGCAGGGGTTACCAGTGTTGGGCTTGTTGCAAAAACCAAAGCACCTGTACCAGTTTCATCTGTTACAGCAGAGATTAGATTTGCACTTGATGGAGTTGCTAAGAATGTCGCCACGCCCGTACCCAAGCCGCTAACGCCTGTGCTGATAGGCAGACCAGTAGCATTTGTAAGCGTAGCTGATGTTGGTGTTCCAAGCACAGCACCATTACCAAGGGTTGCAACACCTGTCACCGCCAAAGTTGATGACAATGTTGCCGCACCAGTAACTGCCAAAGTGGTGCTTGCCGTAATTGCATTTGCGGCCAACGTTGTATTGGCCACCGTCAAAGTACCCGTGGCCGCGCCCACATTAAGCGCAGTAGCTGCGCCAAAGGCATTGACCGTTGTGGCCCCCGTATTTAACAAGGCCATAGTGGCTGACGTGGTGGAGATCGTCGCACCATTGACGGCCAGCGTGCTGGCCAAAGTAGCCGCTCCGCTGATGGTCGTAGCCGGTGTAATCGTTACAGCACCCGTGCTCACTGAGCCTATCCCAATGGTGCCGCTGCCCTTTGCGTTTACCGTCAGGCTGGTATTTGCGCCGCTGTCGGTAACTACTACCGCAACGGTTCCTAGCGTAGCTGCTCCAGTAACCTTGAGTCCAGCCACTTGTGATGCCGTAGACGAATCAACCGTAAACGCTGGGTTAGTCGCCCCAGTCAGTCCCACAGCAAATGCCGAAGCTGAAGACGAAGTAACTGCGGCTGAAGTGCTGGCGCTAAGAACGGTAAAAGCCCCGGTGCTAGGGGTTGTGCCACCAATAGCACCGGGCGTGGGGAAAGACGTGACGTTAGCCGTGCCGTCAAAGCTGGTGCCGCCGATCGTTCTGGCCGTAGCCAGTGCAGTCGCCGTCGACGCATTACCTACAAAAGATCCGGTAAAGGTCGTTGCGCTGACAGTAGTGAAGGCACCAGTGCTAGGGCTTGAAGCGCCAATAGGTGTGCTGTTGATTGTTGAAGACGTAATTGCCAAAGACTGCAAGGCCGCTGAAGCGATCAATGCCGTACCTGCTGAATTAACCATGGCCACCTTGTAGCCGTTAGCGGCCAAAGTCGGCAACAAATCAAAACCAAGGGTGATGTTCTCTAGCTCATTGCGCAGCGATGCCGATGAGCCCGGCGAATTGGGCGTTGGATAGGTGGTGTGGGTGTAGTACGGATTGCTCATCGAAGTCCTCGGCGTAGGGTGTAGTGCACAATAATGTTATTCACCGTAAAAGGCTCAAAAAGATCAGAGTTTGTAGAAACGCGAATGGCCATGTTTTCGGCGGTTCCCGTAACTTCAATCTCAGACGGAGATATGTCAGACCCATCCCACACAAAATTGTCCCAACTCATCTCGTCCCAGTAACTTGATCTCAAGTCATTTTGGTATGAGGCGTCATCGGGCTGGGTCAATGCTGCTGTACGGTAGCCAAGGTCATAACCAAATTGAATTTCGGCGTAAGAATCCCCCGACAACTCTACAGCAGCTTTGCGATAACGTTTTAAAATTCTAGGCGATTTTGTTGAGTTGTAAATTAAGTTTATGTTGGCCGGAATAAAGTCGCCGTCAAAGCTCGTGCCCAGATCCATCTGGTACACAAAACCGTTGGTTGACCCAAAGAACTGCACCGTTCCACCAGTAGGCGACTCGCTGTCAACGCAACAATTAATGTTGTGCGCAAACTGTATTGGCATGCTGCCCAAAACTTGGCCGTTTAGGATCGTCATGTAAAGGCCGGTTCCGTCTGAAAAGAACACCCGGTACTGGCCCTTGTCCCGGTTAACCGTACTGCCAACAGCCAGCCCTCGGTGCTGCTCAATAAATTTAGGAATGTTCATGGTCAACGACGCTGGCACAAAGTTACCAAAGTTCAGTGATGTGCCCAAACTAATAATGCCCCTGTCGTCCAACACATACGCTTGGTCCATGTTCTGCGCCGTGTACGCAATAGCGCCCGTGCCGCTGTTAAATGTAGACAAACTAAAAGTTGCGGAGCTTGTGCCGTACAGCACTGATGTGTCGCTTCGTGTGTAGATGGCCAAAGCACCGCTTGATTGGTCGCCCGGCAGCACCAGCAAATTGGTCACGCCCGCGTTCATTGCGATTTCGCCGGCACCTAAGAGCGGTGTCCACTGGTACGGATAACCCAGCCCAGAAAATTGAACTGAAGCCCCAAAGCTCAAAAACAAATGCTGTTTGTGAAACGTAATGTGGTTGGGCGTATCAACCGCCATGCCCGTTGCAATCGGCACAAACGTCGTGCCATCAAACTCAAACGCTCGGTTAACGCCGTCGCACCCATACAACTTGTAGTTGGCCGTGCCGCCGCCAAAGTTGGCAACCACCGTTTCGTATCGCCCGCCAGTGGTAAGCGTTATTTGTGTGGCCGCACCGCCCGCTATGGCTTTTACCGCTGCCGCAACTGTAAGATTTTCACCGCTCGTAAAAACACCAGTAGAAGATGAAAGAATAAGCCGGCCGGCCGCATTGCCCGAAGCAAACGTGCCCGACTGCAATACAACCCTAGCTACTACGCCAGTCGCGCCGCTGGTGGCGCCCGTAACCGTGTTCCCATCTACGATCGCAGCTGTACCCGTGCTAAAGCTCAACTCTTTGCCAAGCGTAACAGCAACCCAACCACCCGCCGTTGATTTGTACATCGACGTCAATCGCCACGCGTAGCAGACACCGTTGTAGTAGGCCACGCCAAGAATTGAACCGGTTCCGGGCACAGCGGTAATGTCAGCTCGGTAGTTGTCGGCTGCAAGGTTTTGATATGTTGCGTCAGTCAGGCCATCGGCCGACACGCCTTGCACCGCCGTAATGGTGGCCACATTACCGGCGCCGTTGTTTAAAACATCGTTAACTACAAAGGTCCCGGTCTCACGAGTAATAACCACCGACGCAACGGTGACAGCAATTACTCTACCGGTAGCTGCCGATATGGACCCGGTAACCGTTTGGCCAACAGTAACCGTGCCTGTAAACGTGCAAACCAAAATGTTGTAGGTAGCAGCCGATGGGCTGGGCCGACCATCAAAACGCTCATAGCCAGCAATGCGGGTGTAGCCGCCAGTGATTGAACACTCAAAGTTGGCAGCACGACGCGCAACACCCGGGGGTAGAGAAAGTGTTGGGGTAACTTGATCCAAGCCGCCGTTGAGGCGGATAAGATCGTAATTGACTTTTGGAGTGGCCAGCGGCATTTGATCTCTTTAAGCGAGGGGCGGGCCACTAACGACTGTTGGCAACTGATCAATGTCCAATCGGTTCATCAATCGCTTAAATTCAAATTCGCCGCGTTGATAAACTTCCGGCGCTGATTCATAGCCACCGTAAAACATCATGGCCCTGTAAACAATCATCATTTGAAAGCGATCAGGAAACACGCTGGGCGGCGCGTCAGTGGCCGCAACAAACTCTGTTGGCTGAACATAGTACTCACCCACAATGACGTAGGGCTGGTCTGGTATTGAACCAAAGCCCAAGTTTTTATCTGGGTCAACCGTGACGACCACAGGGCGCGCATACGTCGTACGCATATTCCCGTACATGTACAGGTTGCGGAACGTCGTGTAGTCCATGTAGTTCATCAGCTGCTCGTCGGCGTAGTTTTGTCCTACAGACGAAGCGCGCCAACTATCGCGTTTCCAATTTCCAAAAGTAGACCCCACACCGGCTTGGGTGGGGGTGTAAATTTGTTGTTGCGTAACCGTGTTGAATTCCACTGGATTACGCATCCACTGCCAGTCTTCTTTGGCCGTCTGCACATCGACCCAAGCACTATTAATCCAGCTTGACATTCGGTAGGATTCGCCGGTCAAACCAGTAACGGTAGTCAGCGGCGTGCTGGCGCCAGAGACGCCGCACTCCACGCGCAGCCGGTTGATAAGCTGGAGATAGTTCACTAGGTCACCCTGTGTTTAAGCGGGTTCAGCCAAAACGTTTTGAAGCCATGCACGTCCGCGAGGATTATCGTCGTGCATCAACTCAAAAGGATAGGCTAAACCATGGCGCGCAATCATGTCGATTTGATCAGGCGCTGCTGGGTTGCGAGTTACTTGGCTGTATTTGGTTTCCTTCATACGTGCCAAGATCTCGACATACTTGCGACGAACGCGCATTGGCACGCCGCGCAGAATTGGTTGATTAGTCCCGTTGCAATTGAGAATCACATGAGGAGATTGGTTTTCGTCAGTGCTAGCGTGCACCATGACTTCAACCATTTCGTTCATGAAGGCTTCGCTTGCTGCAAGCTCACGAAAATCCACAACTTGAGAAACCGGATCAACTGTTGGTGTGTCGTCAATGATTTCAATACCTGCGACTACTTCTTTTTTTGCCATCTTCTATTCTCCGTTAGGTTTAAAAAATCGGTTTGCCAAAAAGCAGGCTGCCCGAAGGCAACCTGCAAAACCCTCTGTTAAGAGAGGATGGCAACTTACTGGGCTGAGCCGGGCATGTCCATGCAATCAGAGTACGCGCCTGTGATGCCAGAGGCAGACAGATCGGTAGTACCGGGCGTGAACGTAGCGGCAGAACTGGTAGTGACTTTGATCAAACCGACCAAAGTTGTGTTGGCCGTAACTTGACCGGGCACTGGGCATGGATCGCCAGCGGCAACAATAGGACCTTGTGAGGTCGATACCGTGCCGCCAGATGTAATCCACACTGCAAACAAGCAAGCCTGTGATGCAGCCAAAGCTGTACCGGCAGTGAATGTCAAGTTGTCAGTAGCAGCCTTAGATTTAAAAATACCATTGCTTGTAAAAGTCAAAGTATTAGTAGTCTTAAAAGTTGCACTGTTAGTGCCTTCAGCTAGGCCGGCAGCGGTGAGGGAGAGATAGCCACTATTGGCTTGTTCGATGTTGTATGACATGATTTATTCCTTTAATAAAATTAGACAGTTGCTGAGAACGGCGTTGCTTCCGTGCCCGTTGCAGCGGTAAACACACGCACGGCAAAGGTGCCGGTAATCGCATCGATGATCTCGATGTGATCGCCAGCAAGGCCGCCCAGTGTTGTGCCGTTAAGGGTGATGGTGTCGCTTGTAGAAGTCGTGGCATAACCCAAGACCGCTGCCGAGTTGTCAGAGATCACATAAGCCCGGCCAGACATCACGTCAGTGGCGTTAGCCACTTTGATGGTTGTCGAGTTAGACGTTATTGTTGAGCCAATAATAAATCGGTAGACAGAACCCGTGCCGGTAGCAGCAGGCAGCGTTACCGCACACCCCGCCACAGCACTGATCACTGTCGTACGCCCAGCATGCACATCCTTCGTGCAAGTAAGCGTTGCGCCGGTAGCGCTGACTGGCGTTGTGGACAGCACTGCGCCGTTCATATTGCCAAGCAGCACACCGTCGTTAACGATGCTATATAAAGCTGTATTGCTCATGTTGTTCTCCTTAGAGAGCGGTCACACCGGCTTCGATACGGGCCATGAAGGCGTCGTTCAGACGCACAGTCGCGAACCATGTAGAAGCGCCCACGTAGCCGAATTGGCCCAGTGGGTTGGCGTGGTTGGTCTGTGAGGCTTTGAGGACCACAGGCTTGATGGCAGACATGCCCTTGAGAGCGACTTGGCCCCAGCAGTCTTCACCAATGATGATGAAGGGATACACGTCAACGTTAGCAGCGCCAACAGACAACATGCCGTTCAAGGTTGCAGAACCAGCAGCAGCAAAGGATTTCAACAGGGGTGAGCTGATGAAACGGAAGTCTTCGCAAGCGCCGATTTCGCGGTCATGGATTGGCTTGAATGA